GACAATTTGTGACTGCTACACAGACATGATAAGAAAAGACCTTACTCCAGATAAAGTAAAGGATATGGAATATGAAGCAGCCAAGGAACTATCAGCAAAGTTGATAAATGAATGCAACGTGATTCTGAAGAAAAACCCACTGAACGCATGAGTCTGAAACAACAGGAGCAATACCGCTCCTATGTTTCACAGAAGCTGGATGAGACTCTGGTGGAACAGGTTGATGAGGGGGGCAGAATTTTCCGGGCAAAGAAGCTCCAGCCAAGATGCGAATTTATAAGAGTAGTTAAATTGGATGATCAGCAGAACATTAGGGAGATAAAGGAAAGAAACTCATAGATATGGCAAAAGTAAAACAGCCTAGTCCAATTGATGGTTGGAAGGAATACCAGGAGCAAGTCAATACGCATATAATGAATACTTATGGCTGTATAACACATGAGGACTGCCACCTAGACTCTTTTTATCCGGGGAAAATATACAGGCAAATGCCAATGACCCGGAATGAGAATGGTTTGCTTATTATGGATAAAGGAATGGATGGCAGAGGAACTTAGTAAACTTGAGGAAATTGAAAGACAGATAGCGGCTGCGAAGCGACAGAAGCTGGCACTAGAATGCAAGACTGATTTTCTAAAGTTTATTAAG